GATCGTGCGACTGTCTCACCCCATGTCTCACGACGCTGCTCATCCTCTTTCCATCGGGCGTACCGTGAAAGAGCAATGAAGTTCTGATAGTCTGTTGGTAAATAGTTACTCATCTCTCACTCCGTTATAGTTCGTATTGTTCTAATATCTGCACCCTCTACATCGTAGAAATACTCACGGATGCCATCTTCTATTTCTTCTCCTACCTGCCCGTCTGCAGGTATAGGATACTCTTCTTCATCTATGTCTAGCGTGATGAATAGTTTAACTCTCACCATTTGCCATCACCTCTTCAATCAACTTATCTAAATACCATTTAGCTTTTTGTAAATCTTCCAGAGGCTTATCCTTGTAGTCAAATCTCCAAAGATACTTCAGTATATTACCCTGTAAGTAATACTTAAACCCTGTATTTGTAGCAGCAGAAATAGCATGAATACACTCAATACCCGTTTGATTATAGTGGGGTGGGCTGTTCACCATATCTGTCTTCTTCATGTAAAAGTCATCCATAAGTTGCTCCTCGTCCTTTTCTAGTTTCTGTTTCATGTACTCTTCATGTCTCATGCAGTACCCCCTGTCTTAGTGTTGAATGTAAGATGAACAACATTACCATCATATGTTTTCTCTACGCCCATCTCTTCCTCTAGTTCTACATCAATCTCCATCTCGTTGTCAATAACTTTAAGCACATACTCGTGTATGATGTTTCGTATACTTTCTTCTTGTTCCATAACTGGAACGGTAGCACACATCATTTTAGTAAAGTGCATAATGCTGCCATAGTCTTCATCCGACAGGGGATTGTCTGGCAAGGCCATAATGGATATGTCAATCTCTCCACTCCACTCTCCATTCTCATCAGCAAAAGGACGGATTCGTATGAGAAAGTCTTCGTCGCTGATGCTTTCAATTATTTCTTCTCTACTCATTTCTTTATTCTCCTTTTTACTGTTGAGTTTGGATGCTTGATAAAGTCAGGATGTTTGTCCTTGCCTTTTTCTTTTACCCAATCTTCTGGTACGATACGATCATAGTATCTGAATCCATTCTTAATACACCAGTCGGCGTAAGTTGTTTTTGCTCCCTTACGTATCTTATTTCTACTATTCTCAAAAACAAATCGGATATCAAGTTCGGGGTGTTGCTTTTTTATTTCTATGTGCTTGCGTCTATCGGCTGTAACAAACCTACCCTTGACTTCAATTATGATACCGTTCTTTAGAATGTAGTCGGGAGTATAGGTACGGTAGGCTAGGTCTTCCCATTCAATTTTGATGGCCTCGTATCTGAACGATACTTTTTCTGCCTTCAATTTTTCTGCTATGGTTAACTCTAGCCCACTACGATACCCATACTTACGTGCTGCTCTCCATGCTTTATGGTACAACTACATCTCCAATATAAGATACAGTCGGCGGCACTTTGGCCTGTGACATCACAGAGTTTCTTTCGGTTAGATCATTCCAACAATCAAAACGATAAGCGCAAAACCTACACCCATCATTAAGAACCTTGTTACCCGTCTCCTTACCTCTAAACTTCTCTGGTACTGGTTGATAGCATCTTTCAAATTTGTTCTCCTTTACTGTGTCTGCTGTCTTTTGTATCTTAGCTATTTCTGTGTCTAAGTCAAGCCCTGATGCTGGTACATACTTAAAGTTCCCGTTAGCTTTGTTGACAACCCACCAGCCACCAACCTTCTTTCCAGAAGCCTTGGCATAACCTGCAAGTTGACTTACATAACCAAACCCATCTCCAGCAGCAAGTTTTTCATACGACTCAAACTTGTTTCGATAGGACCAGTCGGAAGCCGACTTAACATCATCAACAGCACCGTCGATAACAATATCATATGTTCCGTTAACGGATGCGCCATCCAATTCAAGTGTAACATGTTCAGGGTCTTCATACTTAACTCCTGCTTCCTTTAACAGCCCTTTGAACACTGCCTCTACGATATCGCCAAGCATCATGTTCATTACAAATGTATTTGGTAGTGGACGTGCTACCTCTGGCTTGTTCTTGTCGTACCAGAGTTGGCAAGTGGGGCGACCCACATTAGACATACGCAACTTGAAGTCGCCCCTCTTTTTACCACTGCCAAACTGCTTACGTAGTGCTTCAGAGATGTCGTCGGCCACCTGTTTAATGGTGGCGTCAGACATTTCCGTTTTACCATGTACAGCATCTTCCATGTACTTGTACAGGGATAGTTCGGCAGGATGATGCATTATGCTACCTCTTCATCGTCAAGTTCGATATCAACAATATCATCGACAACCTCTACATCATCCTCTTCCATCTTTACACTACGCTTTTCATCCCAGTCCTTGATGATATAATTATTGTAATTATCCACCCAAGACATAAAGTCAGCCAGCAGTTCATTGTCTTCTGGCTCTGGATCAATAGACACGCTAGTATCTAGTGAAGCCACTGGTACGTAGTAGGATGCACCAGTAGGGATTTTACGCTCACTGGTATTAGCAGTGATGATGTGAAAGATGGGAAGCCGTTGCTGCTTTGCGAGAGCAGTAAAACACCCACCAATTTCTTTGAAGGCGTCTTTGTTATCAATCTCCCAGATGAATGGTGTTGTTGGTAATTCAACAGCATTACCTCGTTCATCAGTTGGATTGATCATCTCTACCTTGCCAAACACAGCCCGTACACGTTTAATAGAACGCAGAAGGTCTTGTGTTTCTTTTGGTAGAGCATTCCAGTCCTTAATAAAACCCGAAGACTTACCACAGTTAAACGTACCTGCATTGTCCTTCAGATCATTATCAAGGTTATCGGACATCACTGTTTTGACGTACCGATTAGGACTCTTTGCATCCCCCTGAATAAAACGCTTGTGCATAAAGCGTTGCATAAACGGGCGTATCTTCACAGAAGATGCATAGTAGGTTGGGCCATCAGGGATATCCAGCTTGTAGGCTCCACCCTCAACTACTTCAACATTGACAGTCTTACCATTAACCTCCGCTGGCCCCATGATGGGGGTATGGTTAATGCGTAGCCGTGCTAGTGAACTAGAAGATGAGGTAGTCTTTTCGTGCGCTGTTCCCATCAGTTTAGCCATTGCTGCATAGTCAGCAGTATTGATAGTCATAATTTGTGTCATTCAGTTTCTCCTTTTCATAGAATAGTGCATAGTTATATCACGCTACGTCTTTAGTGTCAAGCCAGTTTGAACCTATTTTTGATTCTAATAGCAGGGGTACATTAAAGTTTATCCCCCATCGTGTTGTAATCAAATTAGGTAACTCCCTGTTAGTAGTATTGATTGCTTCTATGACTGCCCTCTCTTCATCGGGGTGAACGTCAATAACAATCGAATCGTGTACTGTATTTACCACACAGGATTGCATGCTGTCAAGCAGTTTATCAATGTGTATCAGTGCAATTGGTACAATATCTGCTGTAGCAAAAGACTGCACAGGATAGTTCTTGATCTGTGTGAAGTGTGATATGCGTCCACTTGGCTTCCTAACTACATCAGGAAAAGAAAACTCACGTCCAGAGGGTGTTGTAATCTTCCCTGTGTTCAACGCTTCCGTCGCCAAGGTAGAATGCCAATTGGCCACTCCTTGATACTTGTCAGTGAAGTGTTCGTAGTACGCTGCTTCTGCTTTTGTGCGACCATATCCTGATGCGCCATATAACGGCGCGAATGTATGCGCCTTCGCATCCTGTCGGCTCGTAGGCTGACCAGCATCGGTAATAACTTTAGCGGTGTATGCGTGTACATCAAACCCAGTAGATACTTCTTCAATTGCAACTCCATCCTGTGATAAGTAAGCAGCAGCACGAAACTCAAGCTGTGCAAAGTCAGCCTCAAGTATCTTACCACCTTCCCATCGTGACACAAATACTTTCTTTACAGGAAACGTGCCGCCACGTGGCATGTTCTGCATATTAGGATTAGCACCAGACAGTCTACCTGTCGATGTGCGATGCTGTAACAGACTTACGTGCAGCATACCATCCTGCTTAGTATAGTTCTTGATGCCATCAACAAAGGATGACAAGTATGTATCCACAGCACTCAGTCGTCTAACCTTTGACAAGAAGTCTGCTGCATCGTCCATACCCCTAGACTTAGCACCTGCCTCTAGCAGTTGCAAGTTATTCTTGCTAGTGGAGAAGCCATTGGCAGATGCCCACTTAGCTGTAGGTGGCTTAAACTTAAAGCCAGCCTGTGTGTCAGTAGGATT